CTGTGCTGCATCCAGCAGCGCAGTGGCTGTCAGCTTCTGTAGCTCATCCGGTCGGTCAAGCGCCTTATACAGACTGGTGGCTGCAGCCTCTGCCTTATCTGTGACATCTGGCATCAGCCACGCCTGCGCGCTCGGGCTGCTGCTCTATCCATGGCCTTCTTCTGGGCCTTCAGATCATCGTGCATGTAGCGCTGGAAATCCTGCAGCTGCTCGACCGTCATGCCTTCCACATCAGCTGGCGTCATGCGCCAGTATCTGCAGAAGTCTGCGAGCCAGCGCCAGCGCCCGATGCCAAAGGGCGAGCACCACCAATCAGCTTCAGCAGCTCACCAATCTCAACGCGGTCAAGCCAGACATCGATGGCTTCACCATTGGCCTTGCCTTGCTCGACTGCCACTCTGTGCAGCGCTTCCATGACGGTCTGCGCCTGCTGATTGCCAGTCTGATTGGTGAAGCGCCAGAAATCCCCAGCCGTCATGTGACCGACCAGCTCAGTGAGCTCATCGGCTGTGAGCTTGGCTGGTGCTGGGCTGACTTTGGCCATGCTTACGTTTCCTGCAGCCAGACAGGTGTGGTCAGCACAGGAATGTCGATGTCAAAGGCTCTGGCTCTTTCCTCGACATTGGTGGCGCCACCCAGCGATGGGTCAAGCAGGATTTCTGAGTCCCACGCTCTGAAGCTGTCGCCAGGCGCCACAGGCCCACGATCAAAGAGCTGGCATTGCACCTTTGACCCCACTAGGCCTTCCCAATTGGTCTGGGTGTCTTCTGTGACCACGATGCTCAGCGTGGCTGACCACTCTGGCTCATCAGCCACACGAAACTTGCCAGTGAAGGTGCTGACTGTGTCAATGCTGACATCTGGGCTGAGCTCCACAGAGCTCACATCGTCCGACAGATCGACAGGTGGCTGAAGCGTGCCACCAGCGCCATACACAGCCACTCTGAAGATTGGCTTTCTGATGATGATGGGCGTGCCTGACATTGGCTCTGCTCCCTATTTCAGTATTGGCTGCTGAAGGATAGGCGCACAGCACACGCCAGATAGGTGACGCCTGCCTGCTCTGTCTCGACTATAGCGCCAGCGCTGCGCCATTCCCACGCTGCCAGCGCTGGGTCACTGTCGATGGCCTGCTTGACTGCCAGGCTCATGGCGTACAGCTGGGCTACGCCATCAGCGCCAGCTGACGCATTGACCACGCACACAGCCACGTAATTTTCCACCCAGGCCTTATAGGTCTGCCTGCGCTCTATCCATGGCTCATCTGGTCGGTACACCACGGCTGGCACCTGCAGCGCGCCTGTGGGTGGTGTGTGATAGGTGTTGGCGCCTGCGATGTCTGGCAGCTCTAGCCATGGCGCTGGTGCAATGGCCACTGCCATCAGGCTATTGGGAAGCGCTGACGCTGGCCTGCCAGCAGGCGCTGATAAGTGGGATGGTCTGCAGCCACTTTGACGGCTGACACATCGAATACGCCAGCGATGCCAAAAGGCGCATCAGGCGCTTTCATGGCCATGACTGCGAGCACCAGCGCAGCCTGCGCCATTGATGCAGATGGCGTCAGTGTGCTGGTGCCACAGTCAAGCTGGGTCTGCTCAATGGCAGCATCCAGCGCCAGCTGCAGGTCTTCATCACGCGTGCCTGTGTCTGGGCTGATGCCCAGCGCTCTTTTCAGAGCGCCCAGGTCAGGCCATGCAGCCATGGCTCTGGCTTAGGGCGCCAGAGCGTAGCTGGTGAAGGCTGCTGGGTAGAGTGGCAGGAAGGCAACGAAGCCAGCCAGCGCCACATCGCGGCCCAGGCGCCCAGGCACATCAGCCTCAAGTGTGAAGGTGCCATCCTCTGCCCAGGCAAAGCCATTGGAAGGCCCAATGAGCACATCCACTGCGCCTGCGTCAAGCGCTGGCTCCCAGATTGGGCGCATGCCACTGAAGCTGCCTGACGCGCCACCAGCTGCATTGGCGTCACCCAATGGCGCATACAGACCACCTGCGCCATAGAGCGGTCGGCCCATGCTGTCGCGGGCATTGATCATGCCAGCCACAGCTGCGCTCGACAGCCACGCTGTATTGGGTGGATTGCCAATGCTGGCCACTGAATTGGCAAAAGCTGCGCCCAGGTCAATGACGCCTGTGTCTGGGTCAAAGGTGCCACCAGCCAGCACACCAGCTGCAGTCAGCGCAGCGAGCGCTGCAGCATTGGTGCCTTTGGCGTAAGCCTCTGCCAGCAGCTGCAGATAGAAGTCAAGAAAGGCTGGGCTGCTTCTGCGCAGCAGCTGCAGGCTGATGTCACCAGCGCCTGCAAAGGTGCGCACATTGGCAGTCTGGGTGTCTGTGGTCACAGCTGTGCTGGCCACTTCAGCCTTCTGCGTGGTCTGCTCAGCGACTGTGGGCCGCGTCACGATGCGCGGATAGATGATCTGAGTGCCGTTGTCTGGCATCTGAATCTGACGTGTGCTGGCCATGAATGGGCGCGCTGTGCTGATGGCGCCCACCATTTCAGTGACGTAGGCAGGTGGCACCATGCCCACGTTTGATGGGCTGATGATGTCAGCCAAAGCGCGCTGCTCGAGATTGGTGAGCTGCCCACCATCCATCATCTTGAGCGCTGCCTGCACCCAATCACCACGGAAGGGCTTTGGCACGTCATTGGGCCCAGGCACGCTGGCGCCTGTGCTGACGGTCTGGCGCTGCTCATCCTGCGCGCTGGTGCGCTGCTCAATCAGCGCCAGCCTTTCTTGCAGGCGCTCATGCTGCACACGCAAGTCTTCTGTGGTCATGCCTTTGGCTTCTATGCCACTGACGCGCTGCTCTAGGCTGACCAGCTGACCAGCGATCATGGGCGCCTGCTCGATGGCTTCAGGTGCGGTCTGCTCAGTCATGGTGCCTTTTCCCTCTGCGTCTGCGCTGCGTGCATAGATTACTGCTGTGCCTTCATAGGTAGGGCGCCAGGTCAACGAGACTTCGCGCAGATTCACGCGCTTCCTAGCGATTATGCGCTGCTGGCCTCTGCCTTCATAGGCTGTGCCACCTTCCACTTCCTCAAAGGATGGGCTGACGCCACGGTAATAGCCTTCCTTTGCCAGCGTCAGCAGCTCATCACCACGCGCTGTGGGCGCCACTCTGAAGATGCCTACTTGATCAGTCTCAGAGCGCTCGAGACTGATGCCACGCCCAGCTGGTGGGCCTTCATGCTCCATGCGCAGAATGACATTGGCTGGGTCATTCATGCCAGTGGCTGGGTCTGGGTCAAAGGCGCCTGCGTCAAAGCGCTCATTGCCTTGCGCTGTGCGCCCGATGTCACCCCACTTGGCAATGCGCAGCGCCACGATGCGCTGCGCCTCATCTCGAATTTCCAGCGCGCCTGCTGGCAGTGACTCCCACCTGACCAGCTCAGCCACCTGCTGCTGCTCCACTTGCGTCTGCAGCTGTGTCAATGATCTTCTGCAGCTTGGCAGTCAGGCTGGTGCGTGGCTTATCGCGGGCCTGCTCTGCATCCAGCGCTGCCTGCGCCAGCTCTGCGTCTTCGCCCACGTCTGCCAGGATTGCGTCAGCGGTCTTCGCTGCCAGCTCAGTCTGGCCTGCGCCACTGGTCATGGCGTCTTCTGCCACATAGGGATACCCAGGCGTCTGGCCAGCAGGAAAGTCGCGCCACGCCTGTGAGTGTGTATTCCAGAATTTAGGCATCTGTGGTCAGCTCACTTTCTGCTGCTGCTGGAAGGGTAGAGCCTGTGGCAATGGCTGTGGCAGCGCTGCTGGCTTTGGCTTGGCTGGCAGCTCTATGAGCTCACGGTCAGCGATGGTCTGCTCATCCATGACGCCCAGCTTCTGGGCTATCTCGTAAATCTGCCAGCGCGTCTTCGCGTCAGCGCGCTGGAATCCTTCCACGTCATAGCGCGCCTCACTGCCGCGTGGCAGCAGATCGCTGAATTCCTGCTCAATCTGCTCTAGGTAGTAAGGCGCCAGGGTCAGCCTGACCAGCTCTGTGGCTAGGTCACCGACATTGGTATAGCTCAGCGCTGTGCCAGACACTGGTGCTTCCAGCAGGCGCCCACTGATGCCAAACATGAGCGCCACATCACCACGGCTGTGCGCTCGACTACCCACCAGCTGGGCCTGCTCTGGATTGGCATTCAGCACAGTGGGTGTGATGTTGCTGGCCACTTTGGGCATGTTGGGCGGGTCGGTCAGCCACTGATCTTTGATCTTCTGTGGCTCATCACCAGCGAGCATGCCAGTCGCTGACAGGAAGACCGATGGCATGCCACCACCTGAGAAATAGCGAGCGGCCCAGCGGTCAGCTTCTATGGCCACATTGAGCGCTGCGCCACACAGCTGCATTGGGCCCAGGCCTCTGCCAGTCTGTGGGTCTGGCAGCAGTGTGATGTGCTTGACATCGCGTGGGTCATAGCCAATCTGCTTGCCATCAGGCGTGGTGCGCTTCCAGCGGTGGCTGATGCCATCCCAATCTGACTGCATGGCTTCAGGTGGTATGGGCATGACTGACGCTGCGCTGCCATCTTCTGCATAGCGCTCTGTCACCAGCCAGATGGCTTCACCACGGCTGGCCATATAGAAGACCGTATCCCGCGTGAATTGGCCAGGCGTCATGGTCTTGCATGGGCGCTTAGTGAGCTGCGGCTCTGGGTCAATCAGCTCACCATTCCTGAAGGCATCCAGATCGAGTGTGGCTGCAATGGTGCTGAGCATGGTCACTGCTCGATTGACGGCTGGGATGCCCAGCGCTTCTTTGATCGTGGGTGCCAGGCTCTGGGTCTGCTGGCGCTGGCGCGCCCACAGCGCAGCATCAATGTCTGGGTATTCAGACGATGGGTCAAGTGTGCGCTGCTCGAGCTGGCGCCTGTGTGGTGGCGTCAGGAATTCGCGCAGGCGCATGCTGGCGAGTTTAGCGCCTGCTCATCTGCGTCAGAAGCCAATACACAGCCAGCGCGCCCACGATGATGATGGCCAGCGCCACTGGCCAGTCAAAGCCAAAGATCATGGCTTGAGTATGCGCTGCCAGCGCAGCTTGGCGACAGCTGGCGCAGCGTCTGGCCACAGCTGCATCTTCTGGCGCCAGGGATTGGCGCGCTGAGCTCTGGTGGCTGTGCCATCGATGGCGAAGCCAGCAGCGCGCAGGCTGGCGCCTGACTCAGACTCGAGTGTGTAGGTGATGCAGCGCTCATAGCCCAGCGCAGCGCCAGCTCTGCAGGCTGCGCCATACAGCTGACTGCAAGCATTGCGCTGACCCAGCGTGGTGAGTCTGGTCAGCTCAATGGTGCGCCCATCATCAAGCGCTCTGGCCACTGGTCGGCTGGCAATGACGCAGCCAATGAGCTGACCATCACACGCCAGGCCAATCGAGAAAAGATGGCCTCTGGGTGGCAGGCTGTGTCTGTGGTGGGCGCCCACGAATTGGCGCGCATCCTGCAGCGTCAGTGGCACCAGCGTCTGCTGAGCGCCACCGACCCATTCAGCTCTAAGGCGCTTCTGCGCCATGCAGATTGCACATCCAGACCAGAGTGTGCCTGCCTCTGGTGATGTGTGAGTCTTTTTGCAGCTGATTGGCGAACCATGTGCGATGGGTGGCGCAGTACCAATTGCCATCATTCTTGGCTGTGCAGGCTGGCTCGACTTGCATGCTGGCTGGATAGCCCATCGTAGGCACCACGATGGTGGCGCCTGCTTTGGCTGCTGTGACGGTCATGGGCTGACTCTTTCTGCTATGTGGCCAGCTCATGCTGGCGCTGCACCTATTATACCACATGGGTTATAACCATGCTGGCGAGCTCAATAGAGCCTGCTGACGCCAGCCGGATTGGTAGCCAGCCAGACGGCTCTGATCGCTGCCAGCGCAGCTGTCACTGGTCGGTCTGCTTTGGCCTTATCTGCGTGCCAGGTGCCAGCTGCTATGCGTCTGGCTGTGAATGGCAGATCAGCACCAATGGGCCCAGCGTCTGCATGGCGCAGGCGCCCACCATCGACCATGCGCGCAAAGCGGTCAGACGCTGATGCCCATTCCTGACCAGCGATGGCATGGGTCACACGCAGGTGGCGTGCCAGGTCACGGTCAGTGGCTGGGCTGAAGCCACACACCTGCACAGCCAGCTGCGCTTGAGTCAGCAGCAGGCGTCTGCCCAGCTCATCAATGTCTAGCGGGTCACCTGTCACATCGGCTGCGATGGTCAATGCGATGGTGCCATCTGACTGCTGCCAGGCCAGCGCAGCTGACGCTCTGGTGCCATCGACTGCCACGCCCATGAAGGTGGCTGTGGGTGGCTCGAGCTGTGCAGCTGAGCGCAGCCATGGCACGTCTGCCACCAGGCGTGGCAGCAGGCTGGTCACCCACCTGCACAGATGCTCAGTCTCGAAGATTGCCTGCTGGCCTTCCAGGTCATAGGTCTGGAATTGGCGCTGCAGATAATCGAGCGTCTGGCGTGGGTAGCGCTCAAAGCGCGGATTGGCCTCTTTCCAGCCAGCCTGATCTGTGATGGGCCGATCAGGTGCGGCTGACCATTCCAGATAGGCCAGCGATGGGTCAGCGTCTGCGCGCTTCCTGATGGCATTGAGCACCACAGACGTTTCATCACCTGCATTGGATAGGTACAGCATCTGTGGGTCTTTGGAAGCGGTCAGCGTGGGTCTGGCTGCAGCCATGAAGTCAAAGCTATCGAATTCGCGCAGCTCATCAATGAGCACATCGTCATTGGCTGGGCCTCTGGCGCCACCACGCGTGGGTGCCACGATGCGATACAGACCACCATTCCAGAGCTCAATGCGCTCTTGACCATTGGCCAGGCGTGGCAGTTTCTTCAGGTCAGCGCGCCAGTGTTCCACCATCGCGTCAGCCACTTCAGTAAAGACCTCGCGTGGTAGCTCACGATTCTGCGCTGTGTGCATGATCTTGCGACCACGCAGCAGCTTGAGAATGATCAGTGTGCGCAGCAGCGCAGTCTTGCCATTCTGTCTGGCCACGATCACAGCAGCCTCTGGATACTGCAGCCTGCTCTTGCGCTCAGCTGTGATCGAGCTCACAGCGCGGAGCTGCCAGGCCATTGGGCGCCAGCCAATGGCTCTAGCGATGGCGCGGTAGTCAGCCAGCTGATTACGGGCTGACTCAGGTGGCGCCAGGCGCGGATTGACTGCGCGCTGGCTCACTTGCGGGTCAAGTCACCCAGAATGCGGGTCAAAGAGAGAGAGATTGGCTGCTGACGGAGCATCTGCAGCCACTCCACGCAAAAGAAAGGTGCGCGCCTGCCTGACGCTCACATGCTGACAGTCTGCGCAACATGCCACCAGATTTTCTGGGTCAAACATCGCACCACCATCTTCACGCCTTATGCGATGGTCAACGGTATTGGCAGGCGCTCCACAGTAGCCACACACCCAATGGTCACGCATCAGTATTCGCTGCCTAGTACGCAGCCAGCGCTGCGTCTTCAGGCGTGGGTCATTGCGCACAGCGACAGTCGGCTGCAGCGATGGCTCTAGCTTCTTGCGCTGACTCATCGAATGCAGACGCAGCACCACAGGTCTGACATCGAGCATGCCAGCATGGTGCTGGGTGCCATGGCTTACGGCAGCGCCACACCTTCAGCTGTGCAGTCTGTAGTGGCGCAGCTACCACACCGCTACCCAGCCGACAGTGGCGCGCCACTACAGGTCAGCATTATTGCCACGCACCACATTGGGTGGATTGATGGCTGGGTCATGGTCGGTCTGCTCGACTATGCGCCCATCAGGAAGCGTCTGCCTGCTAGCCACCTGCTCTGCCACTTCGCCTTCCACGTCTTCATGGGTGTGGCGCTGGTCTTCACCTGACATCAGCAGCAGCTTGCGCACATAGGCCATGGCAGTATTCCAGCCTTGGGCATAGGCCCTGACTGGCCAATCATCTGGTGGGATGTCCAGCAGATCACACGCCTGCACCATCAGCTAGGGCTGGCCTTCCTCTGGCTCTGCTCTGTCTGCCACCTTCTCAGCGATGGCATCCAGCACTCTGGTCTGGCCAGGCGCCTGCTGGTCTTCCAGCTCGACTTCTGCCACATCTGCTGCGTCACCTGCTTCAGCAGCCACCTTTGGGTCAGTGGCCTCTGCTGCCACTTCCTGATCTGTGGCAATGGCGTCTTCTGCCTGCTCCACATCAGAGCCGATGATCTTTGGCTCTGGGTGCTCGACATCGACTATCTGCGGGTCACTGTCAATCTTGGTCGGCTCACTGGTCATGCTGCTGTGCCTCTTTTCCCATGTGCTGCTTGGATGAGTCCCAGGTCATTGCGCTTGAGCGCTGGGCTGATGTCTGACTGGCTGACCCACTCGCCTTCATAGCCTCTGAAGGTGCGGCCCATTGGGTCGGTCAGATACAGCAGCCAGGTGCCGTCAGGCGCCTTTTTCCTGCCATGCAGGGTCAGCGCATGCAGGCCTGACCAGTCATAGCCCACATGCCTTCTAAGGTGGCGTGGCATATCTTGCATGCGCGCATTGACGCTGACCACGCTGCGCTGATTGGGCTTTTTGACGCCTGCCAGCAGATTGATCAGCTGGCTGTCGCTGATGGCCTCGAAGACCACAGGTGCGTCTGGCAAGAGCTTTCTGAGCGCTCTTTTCATGTCTGCGTGGCTGGTGCCTCTGTGCTCAGCCATTGGCACGCCAGAAGCCTTGCGCAGCTGCATGCCAAAGTCTTTTGGCACGTCATAGCCCATGAAGGCCAATACTGGGCAGATCGAGTAAGGCAGGCAATTGACGTAAGGCTTGCCATCGACTCTTTGACTGTAGAAGGCTCTTTTGGGCGTGCCTATGGCCAGCGCCATCAGAGTGTGATTTCTACAGGCAGATCATCGCCAGGTGCATCATCGCCATCACCATCTGGCTGGCCTTCAGGCTCATGGTCTGTGCTGGCGTCTGCTGGGTCTTCGGCTGGCTCATCATCTGGGTCTGTGGGCTGATCGGTCATGGCGCAGAGTCTAAGCGCTTCTCGAGCTGGTCAATGCGCCTGTGCAGATCAGCATTCTGGCTGCGCAGCTCAGTCAGCGCCTGTGTGCGCAGCTGGTCAAAGTCACGCCACAGACCGAATACATATCTGATGATCAGAGCCAGCACCACCAGCGCTGCCAGGCTTCCCACGCCACCACCCACTGCTGCACCGATGGCGAGTGTCGCTGGGTCAAGATTCACTGCCTGAGTATCTTCTAGCTGGCTCGCGTCTAATCGCGCAACCGAACCTGTCCCTATCCCCCCCCCCCAGTGTCCCCCCCACCTTTCCCATTGCCATCTGCGCGCCAGGTGGAAGGCGCGCTGCTACCCACGATGCGGACTCTGGGCGTTTGGCCTAAGCAGATGAGCTGGCTGCTGGCACGCTCGATATTGCGCCCAGGCCTTCAGCAGCACTATCCTCTGCCTCTGGTCGGGCTGACTAGAAGGTAAGCGCTCAGTCAATACTCTTGATTGGGCGCTTTGCCTTATCCAGCCACAGCGACTGGTGCAGCAGGCTGTCAGCTTCCCAGCGCTCAATGCGCGCTCTGTTGCCATCAGGCCCATAGCGCAGCAGCGTGCCATCGACTGAATGGGCGCCCATGCTCACTGCCTGACGGTATCTGCGCCTCGAATTGACTCTGCCCATGTGCAGCCACTTGCCACGCTGCACAGCTTCCAGGCCCAGCGCTCTGGCGCCTTCTGACAGCTTCCAGCTGGTGGTGCCACCCAGAAACAGACAATCGAAGGCGCGCCATGGCAGCTGTGCGAGCTCTGCGCCATCCTGCGCCACCAGCGCTGCTCGATAGCCCAGGCGTCTGATGCGTGGCAGCATGGGTAGCGACTTGATCAGCGTCATGGCCATATCTGCCACCTGATCTGGCGCTGTGGCGAATAGGCAGCGCTCCACTGGCATGCGCTCGAGCCAGGCTAGGTAGCGCAGATCATCATGGCTCTGTGGGTCACTGAAGCAGCCAGTGTCTGCGGCCCAGAGCCCAGGTGGGCGCTGGCGCATTCTGGGTGTCACCAGCGCTGGCAGATCAGGTCTGATTACGCCAGACAGGTAGAGCATTGAGCACCCATGACCAGATCAGACCACCACCCACTTTGGCTGCGAATAGCGCCACCATCAAGCCAGGGTCAATGGTCCCAAAGGCCAGCGCTGGAAAGAGCACGCTATCTACGGCAGAGCCTGCCACGTTTGACGCATTGACTCTGACCATGCGTGGCTGGCGCCAGGCAGCGATATACACAGCCATATCTGCGAAGCCAGACACACTGAAGGCAATGGCTGACGCTGCAGCGATCTGAGCTGCGGCTGGATTGACCCAGAAGCTGATGCCACCAGCGAGCACGATCAAGAGCACCATGACTGGTCTGGTCAGGCGCTCATGCAGCACATCGCGCATGGTCAGGTCAAAGCCAATCAGCAGAAAGGCATTGATGGGCGCCAGAGCTGGGCCCAGCGCTGCCAGGCTCAGATTGGCTATGACCAGCGCAGCGATATAGGCAGCGACCAGCAGCGCTGTCACCCAGGCGTGCCATCTGGGTCAGCCAGCAGCGACCAGTGAAGCTGATTGGCGCTGACTTCTGCGTACACACGCGGGTCATTCATGTGGGTGCTGCACACATACCACGCAGGCAGACGCCACTTGCGCTCAATCCTGATCAGCGCTGGCTTGCCACATGGCACGTCAGCTGTGGCCAGATAGCCCACTGGCCAATTGCAGCTGGGCCCAGGCTCTATTTCAGCCACGCCAGCACCATATCCAGATCAGCTGGCCTGATCACTGCGTACTCAATGCCAGCTGCACCAAAGGCGCCCAGCCATCTGGCCTGCTCAGCTTCCAGCTTGCCTGTGGCGCTCTTGAGCTCGAGCACCAGCATGATGGCGCCTCTGCTCAAGATCAGGTCTGGAAAGCCTGCATGACCCATCTGCAGCGCTTTGTCAGAGCGCCTGATGTGGAACCAGCGCCAGCCGTACAGCGTGGCTGCTTCTGTGATGGCCTGCAGCAGCTCATCTTCTGACATATATCTGGCCATGGTCAGGCGTGCCACCTGCCTGCGCTGCTCGAGCTTCACAGTGGGCGCCCACAGCATGGGCAGACGCCTGCGCCAGCCATGCGCCTGATGGCATCCAGCGTGCCAGGCCCAATGAGCCTGTGCCACATCAGATCGCGGTCTGTCTGGGTCTGCGACCAGCGCAGCAGATCGACCAGCGACCAATCGCTGTGGCCACTGGCACGCCTGAGCCGATAGAGCACAGTCTGCTCTGTGATCACCGCCTGACCCACACAGTGGCAGGCCCAGCATGGCGCTCTGGGCGTGGGTGATTAGTCCAGCCGATCTTTCTAATGAAGCCTTTGCGCGCCAGCTCTGCGAACAGTGGGCCGACTCGGTTATAGCGCTCTGGCATGCCTACAGCGTCAGTCACATCAGCTGAGAAAAAGCGCTCGCCAGGCGCCAGGCTGATCACCCAGCGCCAGGCGCGCTGGGCCCACAGTGGGTCTTCGCGGTCATTGGCCTGCTCGACTCTTTCCATGCCCAGGTCACGCAGATTGGCGCCACAGCGCACAGATGTTGGGTGCACCTGCTTGCAGTATCTGCAGACCACATCGCGCCCGAAGACTGGTGCGCTCATCTGGGTGGCCAGATGGCTTGCCTGCAGGCTGTGTCTGGGCATGACCAGAGTGGCTGCTGCCTGCCTGTCTTTGGATTGATCACACCACCTTTCCACGTCATTTCACGCTGGTGGATTGGGCAATGTGGCACGCCATTGGGCGTGGCTGGTGATGTGGCCACAGCGACTGGTGCAGGCGCCTGTGGTGCAGGTGGTGGCGCCATGAGCTCACCCAGAGTGTGAAAAGGAAGGCCTGCTGGCGCTTGCGCAGCTGGCTGGCTCTGCGCCTGACGCACCTGCATAGCCTGCCAATCAGTCAGGCCTGTGGCTGCGTAGTCAGGTGGTGGCAATGGCAATGGTGGCTGCTCGAGCGCCTGCTGCGCCTGTGGAGCTGCCAAAGGCGCCAGCTCTGTGGCCAGCGCGTCTGACGCGTCACCAGCCTGCAGCATGCTGGCTGCGCTGGTCAGCGCGCCTGTGAGCTCTGCCAGGCTGTCAGCTTCTACGGTCAGCGAGTATCTAGGCAATTGTCAGCATTCCTTCCTTCAGTGGCTGGCCAATAATCGACTTGCCTTCTTTGCGCAGCCAGCGGTCAATCTGCTGCGCTGCCAGGAAAGCCTGCAATTCAGCGTCACCCACTGTGTACGGAATGAGCCGATAGAAGGTGGGCTGAAGCTGCAGGATTAGGTACAGGTCAATGACTGGCACACGCCAGCGATCAAGCGTCAATGGCCTGCCTATGTAGTCAGCTGCGCCATACGCAGCCAGCTGCAGGCCCATTTCTGGTGCTATGAAGCCACCAG